CTTCGAGAAGTGGTGTTATTGGCTGATGAAAAAATTAAAGTAGGAACACCAGTTGATTCAGGTCGGCTAAGGGCTAATTGGCAAGTTGCAGAAACATCTGAATCTGGTACATCTAGTTTGCTACCTGGAAAATATCCTTCAATACCACCTATTAAAAAAGTTAATTACACAAAAGAAAAAATAGGAAAAAATTATTTTATTTTAAATAACCTTCCTTATGCTGAACCTAATGTTTTAGGAACGAATCTTCCTAAGTCATGGGGTGGTCAATTTAGAAGTAGAGAGAATAAAGTGTCAAAAGGTTGGTTCCAGCAAGTAGCAAAAGAAGTCGCTGATTTTGCTAAGTCCATCAAATACAAAGGATAATGAGCAGCACTTTTAACGATGTTAGAGCAGCCATAGAAGGCCGCATTGCAACAGAGATGGCACTAAGTCCTGCTTATCCTGTTAGTTATCAGAACGCACCGTTTACCCCGCCTAACAACACCCCTTGGATTGCTGTTTATCTTTTGTTTGGTCAAAATAATTATGCAACTTTAGAAGCACCTGCTACTGGTAAATCATTTAATAGACAAACAGGAACTTTAACAATTGATATTTTTACACCTGCTGGAGTTGGTGCTGGAGCTAATTACACCATTGGTGAAAGAGTAAAAGATAAGTTTGACAGAGCAAAGTTTAGTAGTCTTATTTTTGATCCTTGTTCTGGATTAGCTACAATAAGACCAGCAGAGCAAGAAGCGTTCTTTCAAACGCAATTCTCAGCTACATTTGACGCATACTTAGACTAAATCCAATGGCTGTTACTGTTTTATCAGGTACGTCTGGAGCCTTGTACTACAAACCTGCTGGTACTACAGGAACCTTCAGCCCTTCTGATGTCACCATAGGCACTGAAACTATGGTTGTTCAAGCTTACTTAAATTTAAAAGTAGGTGATCCCGTTAAGTTTAAAGTTGTTGATTCTTCTTCTGGAGGATCAGGAACAGGAACTTTACCTGCTGGATTAACTGCTGGAACTACTTATTACGTTAGTGCTTATACCGCAAGCACTGGAGCCTTGAAAGTTTCTGCGACTAATGGTGGTTCTGATGTAAACCTAACTGACGTTGGAACAGCAGCAGCTCCTAATGAGTTTGAGGTTTATTACAACGATTACGCTGCCATTGGACAAGTTCAATCTTGGTCTTTTGAAGTAACAAGAGCTGAAATAGACGTAACAACTATTGGCCAAACCGTAGGACAAACAGCACCATTTAAAGCTTATATTCCTGGCTTTGCTGATGGTTCAGGTAATGCAAGCGTTTATGTTACGGATGAAGATGCTGCTTTATCTAACAGACTTGTAGAAGATGTTTTACAACGTCAGCAAGTTGGAGCTGCATTTAGGCTTTACACAGATAAGCAATCAACTGAAGCATTAAGTAGAAGTATTTCAATGGATGCTGCTTTACTTTCTGCAAGTTGGAACATCAATCCAGATGATGCTCAAATGGTTGAGATTGCATTTAGGCCAACAGGTTCACCAACCTTTGACTTAAGTTCTACTTCCTAATAATCGGTTAACACCCTTGGGCTAATGTTGCTCAAGGGTTTTTTATTGTCTAAATTTGTATATACAACCCCAATTATTTAAAATGGCAGCACCAAAAGTAAAACTTAGTCCGTTAGAACGATTAAAAAAAGCTTCTAACTTAACAGCAGAAAGAAAGGTCGTAACATTAGCGGATGGGGAATTTGAATTTTGGGCTACTCCTATGACCATGGCCGAAAGAGAACAGGCAATGAAAGGAGCAAAGGATGATATGAATGCTTTTGCTATTCGTTTATTCGTTCGGAAGGCTATGCACGAAGATGGAAGGAGGATGTTTCAAGCTGGTCAGATTGATGAATTAAGGAATGAAGTTACCGCAGAAATTATGGATAAATTGATGCTTGCATTAATACCTCAACAAGAGGAGGTAGATGACCTTGACCCAAAAGAATAAAGGAAGCACTTAAAAAAGATAATTTTTTACAACTTCAATTAGGAGTAGCAAAAGAATTGGGCTATACGTTGCAAGAATTAAATCAAAAAATTACACAAGAAGAGCTGTTAATTTGGTCTGCTTACTTTGATCTTTTAAACGAAGAGCATGAAAATAATATGAGAAGGGCAAAGTACGGCTAATATCTATACATAACAGAAAATCAGAATGTGGCTTCGTTAATTTCAACAGTTGGAATTAAGCTTGATACTGGCGGTGCCCCGCAAAAATTAAAAGTATTAGAGGGTGGTGCAAAAAAAGTAGAGAAAGCATTTGATCGTTTAGCAGGTAAGTCAGGAAAAGCTTCAAAAGGTGTTGGTTTATTTGGGAATGCTGCTGCTTTAACAGGAATAAAAGCAAAAGCTGGTGCAGTAGGAATAAAAGTTCTAAATACTGCTATGAAAAGTACAGTTGGCATGATGGCTGGCTTTACTGCTGGAATAGCAGGAATAGGAGCAGCGTTTAACACACTTAGCGGTATTGAATTTGCAGCAGCAAAGTTTGAAACTCTAGGAGGTGATTCTGATGTTTTAATTGATAAGTTAAAGCTAGTTGCTATTGAATTAAACGGATCTGCCAGCACAGCAGAATTAACTGGAGCTGCTTATGACGTGGCTTCTGCTGGATTCTCAAGTGCTGCTGATGCTGCTTTAGTTTTAAAGGCAGCAAGTCAAGGTGCAACAGGTGGTTTTAGTGATATTAATACCGTTGGAAATGCTACTACAAGTGTTCTAAATGCTTACGGAAAAAGTGCAGAAGAAGCTGGATTCTTGGTTGATCAATTTATACAAACTCAGAATGATGGAAAAATAATCGTTGCTCAATATGCGGCTGGTATTGGTAAGGTTGCCTCTGTTGCTGCTTCTCTAAAAGTTCCACTGAAAGAAATAAATGCAGCAATGGCCTTAGCGACTGCTACGGGGGTAAATGCAGAGATCGCCTTCACTGGGTTAAAAGCATCTTTAGCTAGATTATCTGGTCCTAGAGCACAAAAACATTTTGAACGATTAGGTCTAGAAATAAATGCAACAACACTGGCACAGGACGGATTATTAAAAACGCTACAAAAGCTTGAAGGTTTAGATATGGGGGATTTGATTGCAATATTTGGACAGGAAGCAATACAAACAATGGCTCCAGTATTAAATAATTTAGAAAGATATGCTGAGCTTATCAAGAAGCAAGAAGAGGCTTCTGGAGCCGCCGCCGCCGCACAAATAAGAGCAAGTAACACAATTCAAGGGGCATGGAAGCGAGTTGCAAATTCGTTTGGTAATTTATTTGCAGATCAAAGTGAGTTAGGTGCAGCAATAAGGATAACGTTGCAAGGAATTTCGGTTGTAATTGATGGATTAGCTATAGCAATTAAAACAGTAGTATTTCCGTTCCGTCTCTTATTTAAACTGTTAGGAGGGATAGGAATTGCTTTTGAAGAGCAGTTTGGCAAAGGAAATGGTGCAATTGTCTTAATTACAAAGTCTTGGACATTCTTCTTAGAAAAAGTTGAAAAAGGTTTTCAATTAGTAGAGGCTGTTGCAACAGCAATAGGAACGGCAATTGGCTCTATTGCTTTAGCTTTTGATCCGTTATTTAAGGTAATTCCTGAAGTAATAACTGACGCAAAAGAAAGATTTATGAATTTTGCAACAGGATTAAGAGACATTTTTGTGGGTTTAGCAGAAATAATTAGCAATATTTTTAAAAGGATTTTTGATTTTATTAGTAAAGGAATAAAAAGAGTTTGGGATGCTATCCCAGATAAATTAAAACAATTTTTAAAAGGAGCAGGAGAGAAAGTTGCCTCGGTAGCGAGTAGTGCAGCTCAACCTTTTGCTGAAGGTTTTAATGATTTGAAAGGAGATTTACAAGGATGGAATAAAGATGAAGAAGGAAATGAACGCTTTATTGACATGACTAAATTCCAAGATGCAATTGCAAAGGCAGGAGGCGATATTAATGAAGCTTGGAAGCAATATCTTGGTACTGTTAAAGAAACAAATATAGAACTTGAAAAAGGAACAAGTAACACAGAAAACAAATCTGTTCCTGCTGTTAATAAATTAAAAGAAGCATTTGAAGGAGTCAAAGAAACTATTGCAAGTGGATTACATAGTGCTGTTATGGGATTAATAGACGGAACAAAATCTCTTGGAGAATCACTTGCTGGAATTGCTAAACAAATTGCAAGCTTAATGTTAAAGAAAGCAATCTTTGGAGCGTTTGGTCTTCCTATGGCTGAAGGTGGATATGTCAAAAATGGAATCAGACCGTTTGCTTCTGGTGGTCTTGTTACAAAACCAACAGTCGGGCTTGTGGGAGAAGCAGGGGAAGATGAGTACGTTATTCCAGCTTCTAAGATGGCTCAGTCAATGCAACGGTATTCAGCAGGTGCTAGGGGTGATTCTGTTATCCCTGGTACTGGTCAATCTTCAGGAGGAGGGGCTTCTGGTTCGTCAACCACTGTTAACTACTCTGGTCCAATATTGAACTTTAATTCTGAAGAATTTGTCCCTAAATCTGCAATAGGTCAGATCATTAATTCAGCAGCATCCAAAGGTGCAGCAGCAGGAGAAGCTAGAACAATGTCTACTCTGCGAAATAGCAGAGGATCTAGAGCAAGGGTTGGAATCTGATGACTGTTGTTGCTTTAACTGCTTTTATCACTGTTGAAAATTCTAATGGTGATGTAGAGCATAGATTTCAGAATGGTAAGCATGAGGCAGTGGATGGGCATGACTTCCTATCTTTCCTTTATCAAGGAGCTGCAATGAATCGCTCTGGTGATAATTTAGAAGCATCTATCGTTCTTGCTAATAGCCCAATAACGATGGCTTATGTCAAAGATTTTGTAGAGAAAAAATATTACATAAAAGTTGAAACATTTTTAATGACGGATGATTTTAATAAAGATACTGCTGCAAAGAATGGAGGACTTTTAACGGCTGAATATTGGCTTGCTGCTGGTATGGGGTATGACTCTCAATCTATTGAATTAGCACTGTCTTCTGCTATTGATGCTGTTGGTGCAAACGCTCCACAGCAAACATTAACCAGAGGTAGATGCTCTCGTTTACCGTTAACAGGGCAGGTTCAAAATCTTTGAAGCCTTACGAATTAATCGGTCTCCCTTATCGTTTAGGTGCTGATCCTGCAAAACATAATGCTGGTGATTGCTTGTCTTTGGTTCGTACAGTATTAGCTAATTATGGTTTTACTGTTCCTAAAGGAGAGCGTGATTGGTATCGAAGATTAAAGAAAAAA